TGGTCCACATGGACCAGTGGGAACATTATCTATCTACAAATCAACAATCTAACAGGCTCTATCCCCGACTGGTCCACATGGACCAGCGGGAATGAGATCCGGTTGCACGATAACAATCTAACAGGTTCCATTCCTGACTGGTCCGCATGGACCAGTGGAAACACTATCTTCCTGTACAACAACAGCCTGACTGACGTGCTGGGAACGTCTATACCAGCTACGATGCTCAATCTGCAATTGCACAACAACGCACTCACGCAGACTGTCGTGGACCGGGTGCTGACATCACTGGACGCTGCCGGCGGAACAGGCGGCTCTGTCAAGCTGGAAGGTGGAACCAACGCAGCACCTAGCGCCACAGGACTGACAGCCAAGACCAACCTCGAAAGCAAGGGATGGACAGTGACGGTTAACGTATGACCCTATGGGAGAACATCATGATCCGAGTCTGTATGCTCGTACTGTTGCTGACCGGCTGCGCCGTATACTCTGGCCCGGTCGCCGATGGCATCTCGACGGAAATCGCCCTCCAGTCTGGAGCCACCGAGGCAAACCCACTGCTATTTGGCGGACACCCCGCTGCTCTGGTCCTGTCCGTAGCAGCCCGCAGCGCATATATGGAGTCACGGCGAGAGCAGCGTAACTGTGTCAACCAGACCGCCTGGGTGTCTGGCGCTGGCTGGGGCTACACAGCGAACAATCTGCTGGCGGCTTCGGCCATCGCTCCAATGATCACGCTGCCGGTCGGCATTGCCACAGGGGTCGTGTATGCTTATGCGACCGAGGATGCCCGCCGCGACTGGTGCTACCCGGTCTATCCGGCTTGCTCGCTGGCCGACCTGCCTGACGGCGCAAGAGCCGCAGAGTGCGTGAAAGGCAAGCTGGTGGTGACAGCGTGGTAGCGCTAGTATTTTTGGCGATGCTTATGATTGACGTCAATATAAACGGAATATGGATTATATGTGAAACAAATGAAAATGTCATTTACAACCCATCCGCCAGCATCATTATCATTCAGGGCTGCGTTGATAATAAAATTTTCACAGACGGTTTTGAGGAGTAAAGGTATGAATGTAAAAGATTTGTTAGCTCAGTTACGAGAGTTGCTTGATAGGTTTGAAGCTGCTTCCGCCGCAGAATTTGAGGAAGCTGACTACAGAGATGATGGGTTCAGCCATGACACCAGCAACGGATGTCGCAGATTTAAAGCTGTCGATGAGCTTATTGCGAAGTGGAGAGCGGTTGGCGACCCGGATCACATTGAAGCTGCCGACACTATTGGAACTTGGTGGGGCTTTAATCCAGCAAACTTTCCAGACTTTCAGTCAGACTCAATGGAAGACAAGTTGTTGGTGACTTCAGCCTATAAGCGCAATTGGGCATTAGCTGTGCTCGGTATAGAAGTTACTGAATTCAGCACGAGAGGTAATGGTGTTATTTCAAAGCATAATATCGCTCTTGTTAACAGTGGCGAGCCCAAAGATTGGCTTGCCAAGTGGGCTGCCGAGCGTGCGGATCTCCCTCAAAAGATCAAGTCCATCAGGGAGCGACATGAAGAGCTTGGTATTGGGCGACCTCGCCCAAGCCCTCTACCTCCTGGATGGGCACCTAAGTAGAGCACGCCTGTGAGTGGTAGTAGTAAAATATTTCCCGTCCTAAGAACGGGGAATAGGGATAATGAACTCTATCAGTTAAATAAAAATCTATTTGAGATAAAAAATATCTTAGGAGGTTTAGAAGAAAGGGTAGTGTCTTTATCCTCAGTAGGATCGAACGGAAGTGACGGTATTGTAGAGGCCCCAGGAGATGTTATATTAAGGCCAGGAACTGGTTCTGCACTTGTAAACGATAAAGAAATATTAACAGAATTGCATCCGTCAGATAGCGTAGTGTTTGATGGCGATTTATTATCACTTGATGGTGATGTTGCTGCACCCGGCAGTTCGTTCTATTATGGGACGGACTCGTCAGGTGTAAAAGGTTACAATCAGCTTTCATCTAATTCTGTTGGAATTGTCAGAATACCAGCATCCTTTATAAATCAATCTGTTACTAGCAAAACATATACTGCTATTAATGGGATGGCCCACAGTATAAATAGCGTAAGCCATTATGTGTTATTCACATTATTGTTAAATTTCGCAACAAGCGATACGTCGGGGACTATACTATTAACTCCCATACATTCATTCGTAGCGCCAAGCTCACTGTATATAGGAGCAGCCGGATCAAGTGAAGAGGTCACAACATCTATTGACTCTACAGGAAGCGAGCTTACATGTTCAATAAGCCCAACGTCAGGAGTAAACAATAAAAGAGTTGTGCAGGTGGCTTTATTCGGAAACACCACGGGCTTTACTACATATGGTATGTCTATAAAAAAAGGAACAATTTCTAGCAGCTTCACCATAACAGCTATATCTGGACTAGGAAATCTTGGGTGATTCTAGTAAGATTACAAGGGAGGGTTTGTGGACATATTATTAGAATTATCCAATTGGGCACTTGTTATAGGAGTGCCATCAATATTGCTGTACCAATATAAGCTGTCAGATAAAATGTCACGCGGTATGGATGACATGCGAAACAGACTGAATGGGTTTGTGCCTAGGGAAGAGGTTGATTATAGAATAACAGAATTAAAAAGGGAAATACGGGAAGATCTTTTAAAGCAAGAACATCGCATAGATGTTAAGTTTGTAGAGCACAGAAATTGGTCTGAGCTTCAGTTTAAAGATTTGAGGGAATTTCTTGTCAGAATAGATGATAGAACAAGCAAATGAATATGAGCCCATTTTTAACGCAAATCCTAGGTAACTTGCTTATAGTATGGGCTATGTGTCTAATAACATATGCTACGGTTGTTACATTTGTAAACTTCCCACAAGCAGAAGTAAGTATGGCATGGGCAACTATACACGGCAGCACCATTGGCATACTTGCTACAATAACCGGTTACGTTCAGAAAAGACTTAGCGATATAGTTCAATATGAAAAACGTACATGATTTACCTACAAATTGGAAGGATATGATGCTTTCTATGTACAAGGAGGGGGCATCAGATACCGAGGTCAGGGCTGAGTTAAAAATGACATATAAGTTCTGGAAGCTACTTCTAATGACGGATGTTAGTTTCGAAGATATAGTCCAGTTTGGTAAGACATTATCTAAAGCGTGGTGGATGAAGCAAGGGCGGTTGAATCTAACGACACAGGGATTTAATGCCAACCTATATAAGATTAACATGCAGAATAGGTTTAATTGGAACGATAAGGTTTCTACTTCTGATGAAACTGATGAGGAAGACTATCAGAATGAGGTTGATATTGACGAGCAATTAAAGGCTTTTGATAATGTCTCACTCACCTCTAATTGACGCAAGTAAGTTATCTCCAAAGCAAAAAGCTTCCCTTTTACGTATACTTAAAAGGAAGCAGGAGATAGAAAAGTTCGGAGGGCATCTGTATAAAATCTTTCCGAAGGAAGGCCCTCTATCGTACGACAAGTATACAAGGCACATGGAGTTTTTTAGATCTGGAGCATTATATAAGGAAAGGTTATTTCTTGCTGCAAACAGAGTTGGTAAAACTCTGGCAGGGGCTTACGAAGTTGCCTGCCATGCCACAGGGGTATACCCTGATTGGTGGGAGGGCAGAGTATTTAAATCTCCTACAGAATGGTGGGTAGCTGGCAGCACTACCGTAACGACCCGAGATGCTCCACAGAAAGAGTTACTCGGTATGCCGAATGAAATTGGAAGCGGCATGATTGCGCGGGAGTACATACTTAAAAGTACACCCAAGCATGGTACTGCTAATGCCGTAGATGAGGTATGGGTTAGGCACGTACCTACCGGAGGAACTAGCAGGATAGGATTTAAGACGTACGATCAGAAGAGGCGTGCATTTGAGGGAACAGCTAAGCATGGAATCTGGTTTGATGAGGAACCACCTAATGATGTTTATAACGAGGCGTTATTAAGAACTATGACAACAAAGGGTATAATAATGTCTACACTAACGCCAATGCAGGGACTGACGGATTTTATAGTGCAGTTTCAAGATACCTCATCGTCATACACAGAACATGAAGATAAGTAATGGCTAGGTACATAGTTAATGCTGGATGGAAGCATGCTCCTCATTTAGATGAGGATGAAATGAAAGCTATTAAAGATAGTACGCCACCTCACTTAATTGAGGCGCGATCCGAGGGAAAACCTACATTAGGGTCTGGTAGCATATATCCAATACCTGAATCGCAATTTGTTTTAGAACATTCTATTGAAATGAAGGATTCTTGGCGTAGATGGTATGCGATGGATGTTGGGTGGCGAGATACGGCGGTACTTTGGTTTGCACACGACACCTCAGCAGATTTAATATACATTTATGATGCTTACAAGCAGGGCAAAAAAGAGCCAGAGCTACACGCCGCACATATTTTTCAGAGAGATCCAAAAGATCCTCCAATGAAATTACGTGGGGTAATTGATCCTGCTTCAAATATAGGATCACAGCGCGATGGCGAT